AGTTCATCAGGACGCGGCCCGGCTCGCTGTTCACGTCGGCGAAATAGTCTGCTGCGTCGATGGTGTGCTCTGCGTTATCCCGGTCATACCATTTGATGCTTACGATGCTCTGTAGCGGTGGCCGGGGAATCTCGATGACAGGCGGCCATGCGTCAAGCCAGAGTTCCCAGGTTTGGGTCAGATATGCCCGGTTCTGGTATTCCTCGCAGGTTTCCCTTGCGGTAGCGATCAGATCGGTGACGTGTTCCTGCAGGCCGTATTCCGGCTCGGTTTCTTCTGCCGCAGGTTCTTCCGGGATCTCCGGGTCAGCCGCGGGCTCTTCCGTTTCGACCGTCTCCGGGGCGTATTCGTTTAGATGTTTTATCGCCTGATTAATCGTTACCGGTTCAATCTCCGGGGATTCGATCAGCTTCAGGGCCATGTCATCACTTCCTTAACTGGCGGGTGCGGTTGTCGGGTATAGCTTCAGCGCCCAGACTGCCTCGGGGGTATCGCCGGCGGTCACGCCGCAGAACTTATACGTCAGCCCGGTGTCGCTCTCGAAATACTCAGCGCCGATTACTGGCAACGGGTCCATATTGGTTCGTTCAGTTTCGGTGCCGATATAGCGGGGGGTCGAGCCGGAGAGAAGGGTGACGGCCATGGTTATTCACCGCCCTCTTTAATGTCGGTAATCAGGCCGTTGGTGATAGTGAGGACCAGGGTTCCCTCGTCACCATCTCCAACCGTGATCTCATTGGTCTCGCCCTTAGTCTGCAGCTTGCCCTCACCAACCTCGATAGTTTCGCCATCAGGTTCGGTGACGATAAAAGCATCACCGTCTGCTTCGATGCCGGAGCCGTCAGGCAGGACCAGCTTCCCTTCCTCCGCGTCAAAGATCAGGATCTCCTGCCCATCGATTTTGGAATAAAAAATCAAGTTGCCGTCTTCCCACTTGGAGCCTACATTTGCAACTGCCATTTACATTACCTCCATACCTTTTCAGGTTTTATTTGGGCAGTGGTTCCGCCGCGATAAGTCAGTAATCACAACAATAAGGCCGCCCCGATTGTGAAGAGGCGGCCCATCTCTATGCGGCTCTTAAGCCGGGGTCGGCTTGTATGCCACGTCCTCGATCATCTCGACGGCCACGGAACTGGCGCTGGCTGCCGCGCAGTGCAGGCCAATAAAGGCACCGTCGGGAATGGTTGCCGGGTCGATGCAGATATCGACGATGTATTTGCCGTCTGTGGTGGGAGTCGTAATGCTTTTGCCGTTGTCCTTGCGCACGCCATCAAGGTAAATCGGAACATCTACCGGGTAATCGGCAGCACTGGTACCAGCAGCATCGGTTGCGGTTTTCAGGGTCACGGTCACGTCTTTGCTGGAAGCGCGGTTGCAGATCGCCCGCAGGGTAATCCCCATCACGCCAGGGGTCGGTAGGGCGTAGCCTTCGGCCTTGGTGCTGATAACGGCCGGGCCGACCAGGACCCGGCTCCTGAAACGTTCGACGAGTTTGGTAAACATGTTGGCTGATCCTCCTTATTTTCTCGCACCCAGCGCGATGTAGGGAGAGCGCTTTTTGGTGGAATTTTTGATAGTCAGGGTCTTGTTCCTCTTGGGCAGGCCGTTGGCCCGGAAGATAAAGCGGAAGCAGTTCTCAGCCGTCAGGAACTGGACGTGAATGGAGCTTGCCGCGTCCACGCCGCCTTTGTATGCCAGCATATACTGGGACAGGTCCACGAAGTTCACGTCGCCGGCTTCACCCAGGGCGGAGCAGTGATCGCTCTCGACAATGGACTTGCCGCGCAGCACGTCGATGGTTCCCTGCTGTGTAGCCGGAAGGTAAACGGGAACGCCGCCGGTGCCGACAGGGAACTCCAGAAAGTCGAGCTGCTCGTGAATGTCAGGGTGTAGCAGCCAAACGGCGTTGCTCTTGTTCAGGATGCGGTGATACATAGCGGAGAGGTTCTTCCATAGCACGGTGCCGTTTTTCTGGCCGGCCTCTTTTTCGATGGTGACCAGCGCCGGGGAGTTCAGGAAGCCCAGGGGCTTGCCGACGCCATCGCCGGAGATGATACAGCCTTCCAGGGTGCGCTGAATCGCCAGGGCGAAGGCCCGATTGTAGAGGGTGTTGATAAAGCTGGAGTCGGCCTCGAGCTCGTAGGTCGCGTAGGCGAATCCCATCAGCTTTTCGAGCTTGAGCTCCTTCTCCTGCAGCTTCGGGTGGGAAGCGGGCACTGTCGCAGCCTCAGCCGCCCAGTAGACGCGAACGCCGCCGAATACGGTCTCACTGATGTCATCCTCGTCAACCTCGATCCACCTGACGGAGTTGGATCCGTCGGTCACGGAGTAACTGTCCACCTTCGGCAGGATGTCGCCCGCGGTCGCGGCGGTCTCCATCAGCGCGCCGGCGAAGTCGGTCTGAACGGCGAATCCGCCGTCGACGCCGACACCTTCGCTCGCACCCAGCGCATTGTGGACCTTCATCAGGTTTTCGGAGACCACCCCTTGCGCTGCTGCTTTTACATCGCGGAGCTGTGCCACCAGGGACCTGTAGGGCTTCGGGACAGGCTCGGCGACACTGATGTCGGACGCCACTACCGGATCGTTTACCGGCTCGCGGGCCTTTGCCTCGCGATCGGCCAAAGCCTGCAGGCGAACGATCTCCTTCTCGTTATTGTCGCACTCCTTCTCCATTGCTTCGTAGCTGGTGACCTCTTCCTCGGTGAGAGCCTCTTCCTTATCGGCCAGGACGCGCATTTCTTTCAGTAGCACGTCGTTCCTGGCGATAAGCTTCTGTAACTTATCCATGATCTGCGTACCTCCTGTGTGATTTTTCGCGCACTGTGACGCGCTTATCAAGCATCCGGCTATTAGCCGGGGGCTCTTCGGGTTGGTCCTGCTTTTCCTTAACTTTCAGCGCCTTTTCGATGGATTTGTTGAAGCTGTTTAGAATTGCTGGCCGGTAGGTGCTCATGAAGTGATTTTTCACCGATTCAACCTCTTCGGTGTAGAGCATGCCATCGGCGAAACTTTCTTCGATTGCTCGTTTGGGAGCCATGGGTGTTTCTTCATCCATGATCGCGGATATTTCTTCACGGGTCCGCCCGGTCCGCAGTTCGTACACGTTCATGATAGCTTCCTTGACCTCGTCCAGAATGTCGGCAGCGTGGCGCATATCCTTAGCCTCGCCTTCGGCGTAAGTCCAGGGATTGTGAACCAACATCATACTGCCGGGGGACATGAGTATTTCCCCGCCAGCCATCGCGATGATCGACGCGGCGGAGAATGCCTTGCCGTCGATTTTGACGGTGACGCTTCCCTTGTGTTCCATTAAGGCGGTATAAATACCGATACCAGCGAACACATCACCGCCGGGCGAATCAATCCAAACAGTAATGTCCTGTCCGTTGAGCTCGGAGAGAGCCTTTCTGAATTTGTTCGGGGCGGCGTAGGGGATGCCATACCACGCATAAAGCCAGATCCATTCGTCGTCAATAATCTCGCCGGAGATCCTTATTTCGGAATCGCCAGCTTCGTTCTTGATCACATTCCAGAATTTCAAGATGCAGCGCCTCCTTCCCTTAACATTTTGTAGATCTTCTCGGTCAGAGCCTCGAGCTTTTCCTCGCCGTTGCCAGCGGTGCCGGCCTCTCTCATATTCTCAGGCTCCATGTAAATGTCGCCGTTGGGGATCGGCGGCATATTTTCGAGCTTTCGGATGTCGTTCACGCTGAGCCAGCCCCACTGACGACCCACACCGTAGGCCCGGGAACGGCTGATCTGGTCGCCGCGAAGCAGCCCGCGGAGGTCAAATTCCATGTAGTAGCCAGCGCGACGCTGAGAGGGGGTAAGCAGCTGCATATTTATATTTTCTTCCCAGCGCTTGAACCAGGGCAGCATCGTATACATGATAAATTCCAGCGACTGATGCTCGATGTTGTTGTTTGTGGCCCGGTCCAGGTTCTGGATCAGGTGCAGCGGGACACGGTAAACCCGGGCGATGTCCTCGGTCTGGAATTTCTTGTTTTCAATAAGTTGGGCGTCGATGGGCTTCATCGAAAAGGGTGTAAATTTCAGGCCGTTCTCAAGCAGCATCGGCACGCCGATACTTTTCAGCCCGGTGTAATTTTCTCCCAGCTCCTTTTTTAGACGTTTAAAAGATGTGTCGTTGAGCGTTCCGTCAGTTGAAAAAGCGCCGGAGGGCATGGCCGCGTTTTTAAACATCTGGTTGCCGAACTCCTCGTAGCTCCGGCCCAGGCGGATCGCGGATGCAGCGTATTCGATAGGGGAGAGCCCGATCACGCCGTCAAAGGATGGACCGGGGACGTGAAACACCTGGTCGCGGGTGAGCTCCTTCTCGACCTTGCCGCCGTTGCCGTCACTCACCCTGTAGCGCAGGCGCCTGGTTTCCTTGTCCCGGTCGATGCTCACCTGCTGCCACTGGTAGGGATGGAGCCCGACAGTCTGACCGCTTCTGTTGACCAACCGCTCACAAACGGCGTTGCCGCCGGTGTTCAGAGCGATCATGCAGGCTTCCTTGAAGTTGAAAGGTGCCATTTCCTCGTTCGGCCGGTCGTGAAATATTTCATAAATAGCAAGATCGTTTCTGCTTTCGCGCTCGTCGTCATTTATCTTCTGGTAGAGCTTCGCGGGTGCCGATGCGAAGGTTTCGGCCAGAACGCGGATGCAGGCGAAAACGGCAGTATACTTCATTGCGGTTGTGGTGCTCATCGGACCGGCGGGAACATTGACAACATCTTCGCCGATCAGAAACTTGTGCATCATGTCGTCGAACCTGTTGGAAAAGGTAAATCGGAGCTTTTGAAAGATGTTCAAGCTATCACCACCTTTTAGAGCAGGGAGCGCATCCCGCGAATGTTGTAAATAAAGCCGTTGTCTTCTTGCGTTATCGCGATGCTCATGGCGTTTATGAGCGCCACGATCAGGTCAATGCGGTCGATGCTCTTGTTTTTCATGGGCTTTATATTTTCGTTGCCGTCAATGGCTATTGCCACGTTGCCGAAACACCAACGAGCAACGGGGTTCTCCTCGTGTGTCAGATGACCGGCGCGGAGTAGCCGCTCGATCTCCTTCATGCCGGGCGACATCCCGGCTATCGTCTGCGGCACCTCCAGCGATTCGATCTCCGATTTAGCCAGCTGCTGAGTAAGCATCCGGCTA